TTCCTGGGGGCGCGCCGGCGCCTGTAGCCCGCCGCGGGCGCGCTAGCCCTGTGTATTTCCGTGGAAATACCGGGGTTGCATCACGCTTCACGCGGCGGCTTAGACGCCGTCGGCGATGTTCGTGATGATGCCTATCGCAGACGGGAAGTAGTGCGCGAGCACGCCGTCGAAATACACACCCGACTCATACTGGCGCTTGGTAATCGGCCAGTCGATCTGGTAGTAGTCCTGGCGCAGGTGCATCTCCACAACGTTCGACACGTTGGCCGCCGGATACGGCAGGGTGTCGACATGCGCCATGATCGTGCCCGGGGCCGCGTCGGGGTGCAGCTCGAGGCGCACCAGCTGGCCGCCGCCCATCGAGTAGCGGTTCAGGTAGGAGCCAACCACCGAGCCGGCCACTACGCCGTTCAAGCCGTTCGAGAAGTCGCCAGCCATGCGCACGATCGGGCTGCCGCCATTCTTGATCACGAGCGCGGTGATGTTCTTCACTTCCTGCGAAGACACATACAGCACGTTCGGGCTCAGGCGGAAGTTGTCCCACATGCTCTTGAGCAGCGTCTCGATCTGGTCGACAGCGCCGTCGCTGTTCGAAGCGGCCAGCTTCGTGCCGGTGCCGGCGGTGCCGGTGGTCAGTGTCTGGACAGTGCCGCCGGCGAAGCCGAGGTTTAGCAAGCCGTCAAACTCGTAGGCATTCTTCGAGCGATCCGCAGTGAACAGCGAAGCCAGTGCCTGGCCGGTGCCGGCGAGGGCCGTGAGCTTCACGCTGTTGATCGTGGTGATGGCCTCCAGCTTTTCGCTGCCCGACTCGCCCACATACCAGGCATACGCCACTGCGCCATTGACCGGGGTTACGGACGCGCTGATGGTGCTGGTTGTCCCGGTGGTGGTGGTGCTGCCGGCGCTCGACTTGGTCGCGGTGCCGGGGTTATAGGTGTAGGTCGTGCCATCAGGCATCGTCACCGTTTGCACGCCTGGCACACCGTTGGCCATCGAGGAGGCCAACCAGCCGGCATGCGTCAGCGCCACGCACACCACGTTATAGGCGGCGTTGGCGATGGTGCCGCCCGTGCCGGCGTTCGACACGGTCGGGGTCGGCGTGGTGCCGAGCGCAACCGCGTCGCCGTTGCCGCCGAAGATCAGGCGCTCTTCCTGGATCATGTTGGCCCAGAGCAGGCGCTGCGCCATGGTGGCGCGGATGTCTTCAAAGTTCACCGCGGCGTTCACGGCTTCGAAGGTCACGTTGTCTTCCAGGCCAACCGTTTTGTAGGAGGCCAGCTTGTCGGCGGTTGTCATCGACACCGTGCCATTGCGCTTGCCTTCCGGCACCGCGCCGCGAAGCTTGCCAGTGTTGATAGCCGTCACGACCTTCCAGCGGGTGGCGATGTCGCCGTTGCCCTTCACGCGCGGGATCTTGTTGCGCAGCGGGGTGATCACCGGGAAGAGGTTCTTCGCCGGCGCCTGCAGGTCATACCAGGTCAGGCCAGTCGACTGGGTGATCGCCTTGTTCAGGATGCGCGGGTCGCCCGCAAGCGGCGAGCCGGCTGCCTTCTGAAACAAGGCAAGGGTGTCCTGGCTGATCTCATTCAAGCCAGAAATGAAATTGCGACTCATGTCTATTCTCCTGTGAGAGTGCGTGTCATCCAACGATCAGGGGTTAGCCCATCCGGTTGCCGCCGGCGCGATAGGACAGCTTGATTGCTGCCTGCGTGCGCTTGGCCATCAAGGCCTGGCGGACAGTTGGATCGGTCTCGTCCTTGATCAACTGATCGAGCGACGCGATGATCGCGTCGTCGCCATTCGCAGATGCGGCGCCGACTTCGCGCAACACCGGGCCGGAGCCGGCCGGCATCTTCTCCAGCTTATCGACGCGACCTTCGAACGCGCCCAGCCGGGCCGTTACCTCATCGAATCGCTTCGCCAGATCGTTGCTTGCCAGTTCAGCCTTCTGCAGCGGAGCCGCAGCGCCTTCTGTGAATTCCTTGAGTAGCGCCTTCACGTCGTCCACAAGGGCGGCTTTGAAGGCGTCGAGTTGTGCTTTGTTCATGTCTTCCTCCCCATCCGTTGCGTTCGCAGCCAGCTCAGCCGGCGTATCTGCGCTTGCTTCTGTGCTCGCATCTGCGGCGGCCTCAGTGGCCGCTTCCACCTGTCCCTCGATCGCTTCGTCCTGCGCAGCATCAACGGCCGCAGCTTGCGTGGCAGCAGCCTGCTCAGCCACCTTGTCGTTGAGCGCGCTGGTGATCAGCTGCGCGGCTGCCGACAACTTGCCGCCCAGGTCTGGGCTGTTGCTGGTCATGCGCGACGCCAAGCCGCTCACAAATGAGAGCGCACTGGCCAGATCCTGCACGTCCATGCTGGCCGACCAGGCAAGCCAGCCCGACTCGCTATCGATGTCCTTTTGAAGATCGCCGGCGGCGAGCTTGTCCATGCCTGCGCACGTGCCGCCAAGCGCGCACGCGCTATCGTGGATTGCCTGAATCAGCTTCTGATCCGATGCAGAATGCCGTGCGCCGGCCTTGCCGAGTGCGTCGACGTGCTGGTGCAACTTGTCGTATATGTCAGCAATAGGCGTGGGGCCGACTGCAAGGAACATGTTCCCAGCCGGCGTGGTTGAGTAAACAGATGCGCCACTCGCCTTGCTGAGGTCGAGGGTGCCGGTGCTGATGGTGCTGCCGTCAAGCGTTACGCTATATGAGGCCTTGACCATCTCATCGGATGCGGCTTCTTCATCGCCGGCGCCTTCGTCAGCTTCCTCAACCTTCTTCTTTTTCTTTTCTTCGTCGTCCTCTTCTTCGGGCGCGTCTGCAGACGGCTCGTCGCTCTTTGCAAAGGGCCGCTCTTCGGTCAGGCCGTCCGCTTTGACCATTGTGAAGGTCGCGCCACGCATACAGGGGTTGTCGACGATGGAGACTTCGAGCGGAATAGCCTCATATCGAAGCAAGCCGTTCTCGAACTTCTGCGAACCATACCGGCCACCAACGCTGAAGCCTGTGTAAACCCCTTCGGCGACTTTCTTCCACTCGTTGTCATCGACGATCTTGGTGCCGACGAAGATCTTCTTCGCCTCGTCATCGAACTGCATGCTGATGACTTTGCCGGCGGCGATGGGCTGGTGCATGGCGCGCACGTTGCCCAGGCTCTTGCCCTGGGTGGCGTCACTGATCGTCTTCGACCATTCTTCAAAGCGCGGCTTCGAGAGCTCGTAGTCCATGAGCTCGCCCGACTTGTCCGGCGCTTCCTCGGCGGCCACGCCCCACACCTCTCGGCGCTGCTCATCGACCTTGGTGATTGGGATGAATAGGTTCATGTGATTGGAAAAGCGAAACGCGGGCGCCGAAGACCTGCGGGATTACTCCCGACTTGGTTCTTCAGCGCCCGCGTTTCAAAAAGTTTTGTTGCCCCAAAAGGTGGGCTTGACTTCTATTCACGCGCGGCCGTCCAACACCGCGTTTACTGGTTGGGATTTTAGCACGCCTGTTCGAGGCGTCAATGTGTGAAGACGAAGGACTGTTGCTTCGATCCAGACAGCTATTCTTTCGCGCCGGGTGCATCGGGCACAGGTTGAGACTGTGGCTCTGGCTGTGCTGCGAGCGAATGGATAAAGGGAGGCTGTGCTTTGGGTGGCTGCACAATCGGCAGGTCCAACTTCTGCAATGCTTTCATCACATCCTCGTGCTGCGCGCTGGCCTGCGCGATTCGGCCGATGATGGCCAGCCAGATGCCAATGGCGATGATCCCCACACCACTGGTGGCTTGAGACGCGAGGAGAAACCCCAGACCGACAATGCCAAGCGAAACGAGCAGGGACAGAACGGCAATGAGCCTCATACCTAAACAGTCGCAGGCCGGCTACAAAGATGCAAGGTAAGCCTCGATGCTGCGCGCGATCTCATCGGTGATCATGCCAAGATCCCTTTCGACTATGTCGCCGAGCTGCCACCAGCGCCCCTCATGCATCCAGGCCTGCTCGTCGTCGGTGCCGATCACGTAGGGGGCATATGGGATGTTGGAGCCGATGGTGCCGACCACCTCAGCGCCGGCGGCATACACATCCGTCGCGATCGACTGGCCGAGCTTGCCGGTGCGAATGTAGGAAGAGTTAGGCGGCGGCGCCGGATATGGCGGCACATGCTGGTGCACCATGTAGAAGCCGCGCTGCATGCCTGGCAGCACCGCGCGTGCAAAGGCTTCCGGCGTGAATGCTTTCGCCAGCCGGTCGAGAAATGCTTCATTGGTGATGTTGATGTCGAAGGAAACCATCGATTAACCTTTAGGCGGGCAGAGGTGCGCCGGCAGCGCCTCACCGGCGATGAGATACACCATTTTGGCGATGATGATCTTCGCGTTGTGTCCATCTGTGCCATGGTTGTACGCCTCGACATATGCCTGCGAAAAGTGAATCTCTTTCAACTCGCGCGGGGTGAAATATTCGCTTAGCAGCAGCGTCTTGGCATTCGCCATATTTGCCGCCTCGCCGGCAGCCTGCCACGCATTACGCACAGGCTCGCCGAGATCCTCCCACTTCGGAATGGGCCGGCCGTCAAAGGTCGTGCCTTTCTTTGATTCTGTGTATGCATCAAATGCGATCTCTCCGAGTGTCTTGCTCATGTGTCTCCTATGCAACCAATCCCGTCGCTTCATCCCACCCGTCCGGCTTCTCCAGCACAGGGATGGTGTAGCACCTGCAGCCTGGATGCGCGCCAGGCCGCTCATATTGCTTGTCGGTCAATGGGTCGATAAAGGGGGAACCGATAGGGCGTGTCTGGCCCACGAGCCGGCTGCAGACCGGGCAGACCACCTCGTCTTGAACCGACTGCCATTTGTTTCCCCACACGCCGGCTGCGTCCCACGCCATGTGGTTGCCGGCTGCAAAGGCGTTGGTGGTCTCGCTCTGTGCAATCAGCCGCGCGCGCCTGGGATCGTCGATGAGTTCGTTGATGGCCTTCGTGAGCGCCGGCAGTGCTTCACCCTGCTCGATCCAGTCAGCAACGGCCTTGCGGATTTGTTCGACCGTCGTGCCCTGCAGTTGCTTGATCAGCCGGCCGGCGTTCGCGCGCGCCCAGGCCTCCGCCGCCTTGTTCACCACATCCCAGCTCACACCGGCGCGGATCCGTGGTGGGATGACGCCGGGCGCGTCGCCGGCCTTGCCGCGCGCTTCACTTGTGCCATGCTGGATCGATGCAAGCAACCAACCGAACACTGCCGGCAGGAGTATCTTGATGAACTGCTCCCAGAACGGTGAGCCTGGTGTGTCGGGGGTTGCAGGGATCTCCTGCTTCGCGCCGGCTTTGCCCTGACGGTCAGCAACCGCGTCGATGTATGCATCCCACAGCTCAGGGTCTTCAGACGCAACGGCCTCGGCCTGTGTCCGGTCGCCGGCTTCGAGCGCGCTCGCGATCAGCTTCAGCTTGGCTGCGAGATCGTCGGTCATGTCGTCTTCGATCTTGCGCCGCCCTGCTGTCGGGTGCTCTTCACCCTTCAACAGGGCGCGGCCTTTTGGGTCCGGCACCTTCGTAAATGCGAGG